TCAAGCTTTTCAAGTTCTTCACGCAGCTTGATGACACGGCGTTCCTGGGCCTGAATGGCGCGGGCGTTAGAAGTGCCGTCTTCCTCCATCTTCCGCAACTTCCCAGCAGCAGCCTCAAGCTCTGTCTTCTGTTTACTGATCGCGTCAGACAACTCGTCAGTAGAAACCGTTGACCCGTCGATCAACTGCTTCATCCGGTTTTGCTTGGCGTAGTAATCAACGGTCATCGCCGCCAACCCAGCCACTGCTGTTGCCGCAGCCACCCACGGAATGCTCAACATCGCCGCCTTCAACGCCACCGTGGCTTTGGTCAGCAATGCCGTCTTTATAGTCATCGCCGCCAAGGCACCTTTGCCTGCCGCAATAATCGGAATTAACCGGCCAAGGAAGCTCACTAACGCTGTGGCCTTCAACGCATTGATCGCTTTCACCCACAGGAACGTGGCTGTTGCCGCGCCGCCAATGCTGAGCGTCAGCTCGATGACCTTCGGGTCAAGTTGAGACAGGTTCTCCAGAATCCCAGAAGCAACACCAACAAACGACTCAGCCGCCGGCAAAACACCCTTGGCCAGCGTCTCCTGGAAGTCCCTGAAGTTCTCACCCAGCGTGTCGACCGCGCCAGCAAAACCAGTGGCCGCTGCCTTGGCATTGCCGCCGTATTGACGTTCCAGTTCCTTGAGGATCATTTGCTGCGCTTCCAGCAGCCTTCCTGATTCCTCCAGCGTCTTGATTTGTTCCTTCTGCTGTTCAGTGAACTGAATGCCAGAACGGCTAAGAGCCGTCAGGTTTTGCGTTGGTGCGTTCAACGCCTTGGCAACCTGCAGCAGGCTGTCTTTCACGGCGCCTTTGTTCGTCTGCGCAAGGTCAGACGCCACGTTGATCACGCGCTCGTAGTCCTTAATCGCAACCGACGTGAAACTGGTCAACAGACCAGCGCCAGCCGTGAAGTCTTCCTGGTTAAACAGGGTTGAATCACCAAACTTGTCGGCCTGCTTTTGCAGCTTTTCCAGGTCGGACGCCGTGCCACCAAGTTTTTGCAGGCCACGAGTCAGAACTGCAGTGTCAGCTTCACGGCTAGAAAGCGTTCCCAACGCTCCATTGAGCACACGAATCGCGCCATAAAGCGCCACCACCGGGCCAAGCGTTGAACGGAACGCAACACCAAACCTCTGGATGTTGCCCGTTGCTGTAGCTGCAGCCTTGCTGTTTCTCTTAGTGGCCTGAGTGTTTTGATCGAGGTCCTTGGTCAGCTTCTCAACCTGCGCCTCTAACGCCTTCATCTTCCGCTCCATCTTCTGGAGGTTCAGAAGTCCCGGTGTATCTACCGGGATGACGATAGGGGCTGTAGTCGCCAAGAAAAAAGCCGCCGATAAACCAGTTTAACGACGGCGTCTCTGTGCTTTTTTCATCTGTTCTTCCTGCCGATCATTCATCAACCCGAAGTACGTGATCCACAACCACAACTCTTCGTAGGTGATTTCGTTTCGGAGCCGGGTCAGTGTCATGCCCAGCTCTTTGGCAACGTGAAGTTCAGCTAGCAGACTTTGCTCTCGTTTTAACTGGGCTTTCAGGACTTTTGATGTCCATTTCTTCAACCTCTTCGTCGTCTGAACTGTTCATTGCACCCATCAACGTCGATGCAGTTTCCATCGACAAGCTGCGCATCAGTACCGGCAGTGCATCAGCCTGATACTGCGGACGTCCAGACTCGTCCAACGCTTTCTTGATGAACAGGCGGACAGTGGTTTCAAGCAAATCGTCAGGATCCTTGCTTGCCCGCTTGGCCGCTTGATACTCAGCGATAGTCAAAGGCTTTGACCAAAAGGTCAAATCATGTCCGCCAATTTCAAGTTCATGGCGAATCAGTTTGTTTTCATTGGCTGCAATTTCCAGCAGCTTGTCCAGTTGGGACATGGGAAATCATTGTGCTTACGAAACAAATATAGGTCAGGCGTAAGGGGAGGTAAGCACCACCCCCCTCGCGCCCTGGGTGCAGCTCAACAGCGCCCGCATTGAGCTTACCCAAGAAAAAAGCCCCGCCCGAAGGCGAGGCCAGGTGATGGGGGATGACCCAAGCGTGCCTCAGATTGACTGACCAATCCAGTGGGTGACGTCATACATGCTGAAAGAAACTTCAGCCTGCGTGGGATCGTCAGGGTTCACTGAGGTGGAGAAATCAGTGAACTGCACTGAGCCGGCAATCAGCGTGGAGGTTGTGTCATCAGGCTGCGGATCAGTGGGGTCACCATCAGACACCGCATCCATGTAAAGCTTCACTGAAGCTCCATCCTGAATGTTCAGGTGGACTGACTCCATCAACCGCTGAGAAAGAGCCCTCTCGTTGTCGGTGATGTAAAGGGTCATAGTTCCAGTGATTTCGGCATAGCCGCCCTGGAACTTCTTGGTTGCTGCCCATTTAGCAGCACCAGCAGAAGCGCTGACCGTGCAAGGCAAAGTGGTGACATCCAGCTGCTCGCGGGAATAGTCGATAGACCATTCACGCACTTCGCAGATGCCTTGGGCAGGGCTGAATTGCAATTCAATGTGGCCGCCGTTGTCTGCACCGTCACCAGCAAGAGTGCCGATAGCAGTGCCATCAGCTTCTGTCACGGTGACAGTGTTGGCGGTGTAATCAACAGCCGAAACAACAGCTGCATCGGCGTAAGCAGTGTCTAGCACTGCACCGCCAGTTGCAGTCAGAGTAATCGGATCACCGACGCGAAAATCATTGCTTGAGCTGACAGTGATAACACCAGCATCAGCAAAATCAGCGGCCAAAAGGCACGCCTTGGTCCCTGCTGGGACGTAATAAACAGCTCCAGAACTACCCGTAAGGGCGTTGGAGTTACAAGCGACAGGCACTTGAAGACCTCAGAGAAACAACAGGGGGGCGTGTTGTCTCGGGGGCAGAGACAAACTCAGTCTATCTGCGCCGTAAATGGACAACTTACGGTTGCCAAAGCGTATGGCTCATCGCCAGCAAGCAAGGCCACAGGGCCATTGATTTGCCCCGCCTTGACCTTCACAGCGCCGCTCCAGTCATAAAGGCTATTCATCACCTGCATTGCAGTGGCGCTGTATTCCTCCAGGGCCTTCATCCCGCGCCCGCGTGGGACATAGATGGAGAGCTGCAGGTTGCCGTTTAGCTGTTCCATTGCGCCATCAGTCACGCTCACCGTCGTCACCGTGGTGTCGGTGTAAGAGACGATGCAAACGACGTAAGGCAGCGCTGGCGGCGTTTCCTGCACGTTGTCGAACATCACCTCAATCGGCGGCACCAACGCCTGAAAGGCGTCGTTCACCTTTGTCTCGATGTGGGCCCGGATCTGCTGAAAGCTCATTTGACCTTCCTCAGGAAATAGTCGAACGCCTTCTCAGCGTCCTTAGGTAGACCGTTTTCAATGCGGGTGAACCAGTCACCAGCGCCACCACCACGTCGACCCACGTAGCCAGGGTCAAACGCTGCACGCTCGGCATACGGAAGGCTGTTGCTGATCCACCAGTCGGAGTTCATGGTGATCGGCCCGCCGTACTGCTCGACAGTCACCGGGCCCGGCTCATCACGCTCTGCCGCTACGTCGCGATTAGGCACGCCCTTGCCGATCATCCAGCTACTGGCCAATCGGCCCGTATCGACCGGAGACGATGCCGACAGCTTCGACTGCGTGTTGATTAGGAACCGCGCCAAGCCCTTATCCAACGCCTCGTCGATTTCTTTGACGATCTCAGCCCCTCGAAACTTCTTCTTAGCCATCAGTTGCTCCTACAGATGATCTTTGAGGCGATCAACGCCTTAGACGAATAAGTGGGGTCAATCGTCGACACCTTCCAGACAGTGCTGTCGTAAGTAATTGAATCAGCGGTGGTTGGCAGATGCGGCATCCCTGTGGCGCTGTGATCAATCCACAGCTGCAACTCGTAGCTTTCACCCACGCCACCTTCTTCAGCGCGACCACGGGACAAGATCCCAGCCGAGATGGCGTAATCCGTCACCGTGTCAACGACCTCACCAGTCGATGGATCGTATGAAGTGCCTTCCTTCCGGTGATAGGTGATTGCGGTTGGGAAAACGTTCTGGATCAGTTCAACAGCAACTGGCAGGAACGTGGAATCGATATTCACGAGGCCAGCACCTCCTTCTGCAGTTCAGTTAGCCGTGACTCACTGATGTTGTAGTTCTTGCAAGCCCACGCCTTGAACTCAGT